TCGGCGGTGTCTTGAAAGTGGCGTTCCAGGCAGTGGCTGTTGTTGCTTCTGATTTGGCCTTCGTTATCAGCGGCATAGCCAGCGACATTGTCCGGCTGGGGAGGGTTGCCGCAGCATTGGCCACGGGCGACTTTGCCAACATCCCCAAAATTTGGGCCGCAACTACAAGCGAGCAAGAGAAGGCGCGCAAAGAGCTTGATGCGTATCAAGCCAGAATTATGGGGCTTGCCCCAGCCATGAAAGAAGTTGCTAAAGCAGGCAAGTCTGTTGGCACGATCAAGGCAGGCCCATCTGCTGCGGCTTTGAAAAAGATGGCAGACGAGGCCAAGAAGGCAGCGGACGAGTTAAAACGCATCAAAGAGGCCGCAGCGGACCGTGAGATCGATGCCATCACCCGGCAGTTTGATGACATAGCTAAAGCTACCAAAGCCGCAGCGGACGAGTTAAAACGCATCAAAGAAGCTGCGCAAGATCGTGAGATCGATGCCATCTCACAGCAATTTGACGACATGGCCAAAGCTACAAAAGCCGCAGCCGACGAGTTAAAACGCATCCAGGAAGCTGCGCAAGATCGTGAGATCAATGCCATCTCACAGCAATTTGAAGACATGGCCAAGGCCACCCAGGCCGCAGCCGATGAGCTGAAGAAAATTAAAGAGGCCGAAGCTGACCGTGAAATCGATGCCATCGCACGTCAATTTGATGACATGGCCAAGGCCACCAAGGCTGCGGCTGATGAAATGATTCGGTTGCGCGAGGCAGCGGCCGACCGTGAGCTTGACGCAATCGCCAGCTCATTTGATCGGCTCAAAGTAGCCAATCCTCTAACAACAATTACCGACGAACTTAATGCGCTCGGCCAGCGAGTGCGCGACTTGGACGCTTTGCGCGAGAAACTCGACGACCTGTATTTCAGCGGCAAGATTACGAGCGATGAGTTTGAGCATTTGGGCAAGAAGTTCGGCACGTTTGTTGAAACGGCATCAAGCTCAGATATAGGCGGCAAGCTCACTGGCTTGGTCGGCATCTTGGACAGCAACTTCAACAGCTTCTTCGAGAACATGGAGCGCGGTACAGCGTCAGCAAGCGATGCGTTTAAGCGCATGGCCGAGTCTATCCTTGCGCAGATTTTGCGCTTGGCCGCGCAAAAAGTGATTCTGAGCGCGTTTGGCCTCAACATTGGCAGCGGCGGCAAGTTTGCCAAGGGCGGCGCGTTTGCGGGCGCTACGGGCCTGCCTTGGGGCGTGTATGACAAGCCCACCTATTTCAACATGCCAGGCAACGGCCCGTTGCAAAAGTATGCCAAAGGTGGCGTGCTAGGCGAAGCTGGCTATCCTGAAGCCATCCTCCCATTGCGCCGCACCAGCAGCGGCAAGCTGGGCGTTGAGTCTACAGCGCCCGTGGTCAACATCTACAACAGCTCAGGCGCAAGCGTGCGGGCCGAGGAAGATAAAAACGGGGGCATTGCCGTATATATTGAGCAAGTCAAGAATTCCATCAGTCGAGACATTCGCTCCGGCGCGGGTGTCGTGACCTCCGCCCTTCAGGGCACTTACGGCCTGAGCCGTGCAGCGGGAGCACGTTGATGGCGATCTCTAACGCATTGCGCAGGGTCTGGGTCAGCAACCCAACCGACTCGACTTATCTTGACACGATTGAGATTTACCACGCAGCCTGGGGCCGCTCTTACGCTTTTGTGGCAGCACCGCAGGGCTTCACGGGGGGATCATCCAAGGGGCTCATCACTTATGACCCTTTGCCCTTTAGCGTCACGATGCCCGTCTCATCTGGCGAAGGTGTCACGGGGTTGGCCATCAACATCGTCAACACTGGGCTGGAGATGATGCAGCACTTGGAGCTGGCGGCAACGCAGCCCAGCACGCCCATTCGCGTGACGTTTCGCATCTATGTGGACAGTGACACCTCAACGCCCGCCTCTGATGAGATTGTGATGGACGCCTCGGCCTCGGCTGATGACACTACTGTTACGCTCACCGCAGCGCCTGCCGACATGCTCAACGTGCAGTGGCCGCGACTGCGTTACCGCCAAGCGCTGTTCCCAGGGCTGTCAAGATGAACGACCTGATTGGCAAGCCCTACAAACTCGGCGCTGCTGGCCCCGATGCGTTCGATTGCTGGACGCTAGTGGTGGAGGTTGCCAAGCGTCGCGGGGTCACTGTCCCCGAGCTTAATTGCGAGGGCTTCAAGCAAGTTGAAATCGTCGATTTGGCAAGCCGCCTGCGTTATGATATAGCGGAAGAAACCTGTCAGCCCGCCGACGGCGATGTGCTGCTGAGTCTGCGGTTGGCGCACATTGGCACCGTGTTTGGCGACATGGTTTTGCACACCCACCGACGTCATGGGGTCATTTTGGAAAAACTCGGCTCATTCTTGCGAACGTACCGCGATGCCAAAGCATACAGGTGGATCTCGGCATGAGCGTTGTTGTTATCCCCAATCCATTGCGCCCTGGCGAGCGTTCGGTTTTCAAGATTGCCCACGCTCAATATGTCCGCGATGTAGTACCGCCCGGAACCGTCAACGCCAAGGTGGTTATTAACGGCCAAGACGGAGCGCTTGATAGCGTAATTTGGCCCCGCGACATTGTTGTCATCGTGGTGTTGCCCGCCGCGCCTGTTGCCGCTGCCGTGGCGTCGTGGTGGGCGGCGGCTTCCATCACAACCATTTTGGTCTCAGCGGTTGTAAATTTGGCAATTGGGGCTGTTCTTGGCGCTATTTTCAAGCCAAAGAAGCCAGCAGCGGCATCGTCCTTTGACATCGGGGGCAATCACTCGCCGTCTTACTCAATTGGAGCCGCAAACAACCAAGCGAGACTTGGCGCTGCGGTGCCTGTCATTTATGGCACTGTGCCGCGCTTTGTCCCCGACTACGCGGCCCAACCATACGTTGAATTCCACAACGATCACCAATACATCTTTTTGTTGTTCTGTTTGGGTGTCGGCGATGTCAAAGTTAATCACGTCTACATGGGCAACACACTGTTAACTGCCGATCACGATTATGTTTTAAGGGTTTACCCTGCAAGCCAAGCAAAGCAGTTTGGCACCATCACCGCAGACTGGAACGGAGGAGCGCCTTCTGTGAGCAATCTGTTGTGGGATGGGCCAGCCTTTATTGAAAACGCTTGGTCGTCTGATGATTTTAGCGACACGATCCTTGCGGCTCCCAACCAGCCTCTTCCCAGTGGTGCTGTAGGCGCATACTTTTATAGGATCATTGGCCCCTACATCATTGGCAAGTCAAACTATCAAATGTCAATGCAGCAAGTGTTTGTCGATGTGTCTTTGCCGCGAGGTCTTTACGAGCAAGACAAAACCACCGGGAAATTTTTATCAAACAGTGTGACTATTCGCTTTGAGTGGGAGCTGATTGACGACAGCAATCAGGTGGTCACAAAAGGCAACACAGATCACGTGCTTAGTTCATCACATGACAGGCCAAGGCATAGTTCTATAGTTATTAAGCCGCCAGTTGGTGGTTGGGCTGCTTTTAATTGCAGCAGAATTCGTATGCGGGCCTATAGGGTATCTATTTCCGCTTTGGATAGGTATCACCAAGACGAAGTGGTTTGGACGGGAATGCGTGTTCGATACAACGCGACTGGCGCCGATGCAGCGCAGGCTTACCAAGGCGTAACCATTGCGGCAATGCGGGTCAAGGCGTCCGAGATGTTCTCATCCGGCGCGTCCCAACAAGTCTCGATGGATGTGACCAGGCTGAAAACTGGCACAACCAATGAACTGGCAAACCCTGCCGAGGTTTATGAGGACATCCTGAGCAACCCGCTATTGATCGCGTCGCCCGTGCCAGCTCTTAATTTGGACATTCCCGCCATCAACGCGGCCAAAGCCAAGTGGGAGAATGTGTCGCGGTTTAATGGCGTATTGGACAGCCAGTCTACAGCTTGGGAGGCGGCGCAAGTCGCGCTTCAGGTGGCGGCTGCGGCTCCCATGCGCGTTGGTCAGCAAATGACTATCGTGCACGATTGCGTCAAAGACAAGCGCATTGCCCTGTTTGGACGCGGCAACATTGTCGCAGCCTCTTTGCGGATTACTTACGTCTTCGCTCAGACCGATGATCCAGAGGGTGTGAAAGTTGAATACCGCGACCCACAGAATTTTGACCCGCGTTATGTGGTTGTGGATTTGGCGGGGGCCGAGGCGCCGCTGCTGACCAACACGGACAACGTGACATTGTTTGGCTGCACTGATAGGGATGTGGCCAAGCGGCACGCTATTTTGAGAGCCAAGCGCCGCACAGTGTCGCGCAAGATGGTTCAATTTGAGACTGAATTAGACGGCTTGACCGTGCTGCACGGTGATCGGATTGCTGTATCTCACGACATGCCTTCGTGGGGGCAGTCTGGTCATTTTGTGGACTTCAACGCTGCCACAAATACGGCAATTGTAGAAGCGCCACTAGACTGGACGGGCTCTGGCCACATGATTGTGGTGCGCGATATTTTTGGCGATGTGCACACCACAACCGTCACAAAGGGCGCAGACGACTCAACCATGATCTTGGGGGCAAGCTACCAGCTCGCAGGGCTTGGCGGTGATGTTGACCCAACTCCGTTTTCTTTTGGCACATCTACAACTGCCGTCACCGACTGGATTGTGTCATCCATGACGCCACAGGGCACAACGGTGCTGATTGAGGCCGTTGCCTACGACCCGTCCGTCTACAATGGTGCGCTGCCATGGCAGGCATACGACACAGCGCCAAATGGCCCACCGCCAGCGTACGTGCCGCCAGCAGTCTTGCCAGACCTCCCCGCAATGGCAGCACCACCTACGCCGCCGAACAGCGCCCCAGGCGGTGGGATTGTCCCAGGCACGTATCAGCGGGTTCCAAAAACTGGCGAAGTGTTCGTATATGGGCAATTTATGTGGATGGAGTGGCGTGGTGCGATCTACGTGTCCTTTGGTAAAGCGGATCAAAACCTCGGGCCTGTCGGCCCAACAACCGTTACCGCCCCCGACGGTACGATTTATCACAAGGGCGCTGCCGATGCTGGCGGGTTTTTTTCAATATGGGCTGAATGGTCCTCAACGTCTGGGGCAATTCCACCATTCCCAGGTGAACCCGGCTATATCCGGCCAGACTCTGGTTTTGTCGAGATCTAGTCGGTGGGGCTTAATGGAGCAACAAAATGGCAGCATTTCCAAACACATTCCCATGCCCACAAGTGTCCCCGTTCACAATGGACATCAGCGCGGGGTTAGTTCGCACCGAGTTCGAGGGTGGTCTTACTCGTCAGCGTAGGCGGTTTAAGACCATGCCGCACACCATGCAGCTGCGGTGGGTGCTTAACCAGGCGCAGTTGGGTGACGTTATCCCGTGGCTGGACGCTCACGGCTACACCTGGTTCGAGCTTGGCCTGCCGTCAGAGCTTGCTGGGCAAAAAAGACAGTCGCATGTGCCGCATGAGGTTCGGCTAATTGGCGACTTGTCTTGCAACTTGATCCAGTACGATGCCAAGGATGTTTCCAAATGCTTTTGGGAAGTCTCAGCAACGGTCGAGTGGCTGAAATACCGCTTCACCGTCAATCCGCCACCACAAGGGTATTGGATCATTGCAAGGCACGCGGGCAACCCGTCGCCCGATTGGATCATTGGCCAAAAGCCATCTTTTCCGTCCGCCGATATCATTTCAGCAGGTCGCCCTGAAGACCCATCAATTCATTAAGGAGTTTGAATCATGGCCGATAGTTACGCCCGTTACCGCCACATTTGTGGCACAGCAGCCGAGTGGGCTGTTTCCGACATTGTTATCGCCGAGGGCGAGATTGCCGTGGAGCTGCCTGGTTCACCGGGCGCAAAACCTCGGGTTAAAGCGGGCGACGGCACGCGGCGGTTTTCGCAGCTGCCCTACATCGACGGCATGGATCAGGCCGCGCTAGCCGCCATCTTGAATAATTATTTACTCAAGTCTGATGGGGTCAGCACTGCGGCGCTAACCACTGCGCTAAACGCCGAGACTGCGCGGGCCGAGGCCGCTTACGCAAAGCTGAGCGGTTCAACAATGACGGGGCAGCTTACTTTGCTGGGCACAGGCACGGGTAAGCAAGCGGCCAGCGTTGACCAGATCAAAGCGGCGATTGACGCG